AACCAACATTGATGATATCCGTTGCCTTGATGGTTGGGAACTGACTCTTCAGTGCCTTAATACCGTCTGCACCAAAGGCAGTAACAATGCTGTTAATGAAACCGTCTTTCTCTTCTTTCTGTAATCCTGCCCAATCGGTAAACTTGACGATATCAGTGATCGGTACACCGACCTGTTTCAGCATGGCAAGCGTCTGTTCATCAATCTGTACAGTACTCAGGAAGTCCTTTTTCATTTGTGCAGAAAGCAGTTCCCATCCGGTAACCTCAATCCGATCCATGATCTCAAGTTCCTGCTTTTCGACACCGGCATTGTAAAGAATTTGCCTGATAGCATTATGAATCGTTTCTACGCTGAAACCACTCTGCTTGAAGTAAGCAATCCATTCGCTCTTGTTGACAGTATCATTGACACCACCCTTATGGTTATTCAGCAACCAATCCATGATCAGATTCTTACCGGGTTCGGCTGCACTTTCAACACCGTCCTTGACTGCCTGAACCATGTTCGCAGCCATATCCTTATATGTCTGAAGTGCTTCCTGATACCTTGGGTCATCTTCGCCAACAGTAATCTTCAATGCTTCAACCAATGCACCCTGATTCTTAAGTTGTTCCTTAACAAGTGCATCATATTCAGTTGTCAGGTCTTCCTTAAATTTCTTGTACTTCTCAAGCACCAATTCAGCAGATGCTTGGTTAAAGTCTCCGATACCAAGGGTTAAATCACCGAATGCCTTGGAATTGACCTGTGCTTTAGCAATCGCATTGGAAACCTCATTAATCTGCTCCATAGCAGCAGCGACAACATCAGGAACAGAGTCCTTGATTTCTTTGGCTTCCTGTTCAGCGAACCAATTACCGACAAGTTTACCTTTCTCCTGGATAAATGTCTGTACAACATCCCATCCCTGATTGGACTCTGTGAACCACTTGCCCTGCGTAGTAGCATCATCACCGGCAAGCGTAGGCACATACTGAAGGGTCAGTTTATTCTGCCGTTTGACTTCATCAATGTATTTGCCGATCTCATTAATGATTTCGTCAACCTGACCCGTCATTGATTTGTAGTCCTGATCCTGTGCAATGCCCATCCGAATGACATCAAAGGTTCCCATTGCGCTTGAAAGTTTTTCCGCAATGATATCCCTCTGCTTCTCTGTCACTTCAACAGACTCTGCAATCATTTCAACCACAACAGGCACATTGACATTGGCAACAAACATCTTACCGTTAACAAACTTCTGTGCATCCTCGTCCGTCAGTTCAATGTCACCCCATGTAATCTTGCTTCTCGGAGCCCAGGCTTGCAGTGCAACCACAGTAGCAAATGTTGCAAACGTACCGGCTAATCCCAACCCAATACCACCAAACAGTGCTAATCCGATACCGACCGGAGCGGCAGAAAGCAGTGCATTGAAAATAGCAGTCCTTGTATCCCATTCAGTTCTGCTTGCATCAACGATTGCTTTCAAACCTGTTGCCACACCAAAGGTAATCAGGGCGACACCACTTGTTGCCTGTAACAGAGGAAGTCCTGTCAGTTGTCCAACACCACGCAGAAGCACACCGGCTGCAAGTCCTGCTTCAAGTGCAGCCTTAATGTTCGTGAGGATGCTTTCTTTGCTCAATGCATCAACATTCGTTGCACCAAGATTCGCAACAATATCCGTAACAGCAGCCAAGGCAAGCGTAATGGATGCCGCCCATGCACCGGCATGACCTTGCCAAAGCTGTCTCGCAAGTCTCCATGCGACAATAGAACCAACGGCAGTAGTCAGCATACTTGCCCACAACCAACCATCTTCACCTGTTTTCAAGAATTGATTTGTGAACAACCAATCTGCCTGAAGCGTAATGGCAATCGTTGCACCAACACCGATCAGACCGGCAATATTGGACAATACAGGAAGCAGATCAGCAAAAGCAGTGGCAACTTTCCATGCGAGAATAGCGACACCTGTGGCAATTGCAATGTCACGAATGGATTCCATGTTTGTCTTGATAAACTCTACTAACTCACGAATCTGCTGATCAAAGGAGAAGACTTCTGTGAACATCTCACCGTAATCGGCGACTGCTCCACCTCCACCTCCACCTCCTCCGCTTTGATTCATGACATTCAGTTCGTCAAAAGCGGCAATCCATTCTTTGGTAGCACCACCGGCTTTATTGGTTTCTTTGGTATAAGCAGTAACACCCTCTGTTGCTTTCGCCCAGGAACTTTGCCCTGTAAGCAGTGCAATCAACTGACTAACCCAATTGAATGCGGTAATGGCGGCATTTGCAAGAGCATTAATCACAGGGATTGCAGCCTGAATAGCAGGAGCAATCGCAGCACCAAGGCTGTTCTTGACTTCCTGCCCTTTGTCTCTGAGTGTCTGCATGGATTGAGCAAAGTCATGACCGACAACGTTTGCCCATCCTTCAAAGTTCTTGACACCTTCCTTGGCATCCTTAATCAATGCCCTTAAAGCAGAACGAATCAGCATGGTTGTCGCAATCCGTCTGATTCTGCCAAAGAACTTGCCAACACCACCCGTCATGGTTTGGAAACCTTGTCCAACCCGTGTGAGCAGAGGGGTAGTCTGACCCATCTGATCGTTCATGTTTTCAACCTGATCGGTTATATTACGGATCTGCAATGCACCGTCAGCAATCTGCTTGGCAGTCAACTGACCGTCCATTGCCTTATTGCCGTACTCTTCTGCCATTGCATCACGCTTCATCTCCATCAATTCAAGCTTGGTGGAGTTCATCATTCTCGTTGCTTCTTCAGCAGAAAGAGCCATCTTTGCAGGCTTGTATTTTGCACCTTCTCCTGATGCACCTAATGCCCCTGTCAGTTTACTCAGGTTAGGCATACCCTTGGTTAATGTTTGCAGTGTCTTCAGTTGAAGAATCAACCTGGACATCTGTGTCGCAACATTACCGACCGTTGAACCCAAAGAAGAAAGGGAGGAAGCCAATTCGCCAATCCCTTGTTTTGCACTCGATGCATTTGCATTAATTGTTAATTCAAGTGTCTCAAGGTTTGCCATCTGACCCACTCCCTGTCTTTTTCTTATATGCTTTTCTCAATCCGTTCAGATAACTGATTAATTTTCTCCTCTCTTCACGGATTTCCGCTTGTTCTTCCTGCTCGGTCTTGGGGAAGATTTCAAGTGGTTTTTTCAAGTAATCAATTTTCTTCTTACCGAAGGTGTTCGCTATGGCAACGGTCACCGCATTTGCCACATAAGAACCAAGAATCCATGCGTTCTCATTCTCAATCTTCCTTCTCAGAAGAAACGCTTGGGCATATGCCCTTACCATCCAGGGATCTCCGTACCAATACTGCTCATAAGTCATTCCGTATGCTATGAACATCGGACAGAGTTCTTCAAAAACCTGTGTATATGTTAAACGTTCTGACGGCAGATCGTAGTCATCATCGATTACATCTCCACCGTCACCTTGGGGTTTCCCTTTTTACCACCGTTCTTCTGACTCAGTGCTTCAAACGGAGCAGCATACAGCGCACCCAAACGTTCCGCTACACCGTCAGGCAGACCACCAAGTTCCTCAAACAGAATCCTGTCGGTCTTCTCACGGGATACGTTCGGATGATGCATACGGAAAGCGTAGAAGAACAGTTCCGGGACTTTCGTCATGGGGAAACGTGCCACATCGTCAATGTCGAATCCTCTTGCTTCAGCAAAGCGTACACTCTCTCTGCTGAATTCCAGGGTATAGTCAACCCCGTTCTCTTCATCGTGAATAATAATCGGTTTTACGTGTTCGTTTACTTCCTTGTTTGCCATTGTTCTTTACCTCCAATAATTAGTAATGTATAGGAAGGGGAGGAATGGGTAACCCCAAGTCCTCCCCGTGAAAAGGGATTAAGTGGAAGCAGATGCCCAACCACCGATCTCGTTGGGAACAATGTGCAGGGTCGCTTCTACAACCGCATCAACACCCATCTCGCCAACACCCAATTCAGAGGGGATACCGGCGAAATAGAAGGAATCGAAGTTCGGAATGGAAATCTCAAACCAAGTCGCCTTACTGCAATTCCATGCAGCTTCAGCCGCAGACACACAGGAATTCCACTTGGTCTTCAGGTCTGCCGTCAGGTTGGCAGTGAAGTCAAAGCTGTCTCCAACATCCTTCACACCGTCAATATAGCGGCGATACTCGTCCTCCAGGTTCGTGACCTCAATCTTGTTGGGATTGATGTCAATGGAAGGGGTGTTCTTGATGTCCGGGATCTGAACATAACCGGAAGCCGGACGGGAACCAGCAGTGGATTCAGATGCCCATTTCAGTTTCACACCAATGGTGTTGAACTCAAGTGCCATAGTTATTCACTCCTATCTTTTTTGCTTCTGCGAGAGGGTTTCTTTTCGGAAACCTGTTCGCTTTTGCTCTGTTCGTTACTGCTTTCATCATGAGGGAATCCTGCTTTGCATTTTCTGCAACCTGTTGCCTGATCGTCATTCACATGACCGCAGTAGGGACATACCTTCATGTCATTACCTCCGATACATCTGATAAACGGTTCGCTCGTTTTGTGTCCCTTCATCGTACACAATCGGCTTGCCGACAATCACCTCATACCTCGCATACTGTCTCCATACAGTTCTGTCGAGATTCAAAGGACGGTTCTTGTAGATCCGTCTGAACTTCATGCCCTGCATGATCGTATCCGTGGCATCAAGGATTGCTTTGCATTCACTTCTGCCCGTGTTCTCTTTGTCAGAGATCACTTCGACTTCATAGGTCAGTCTTGTGTAGTTCTCAGCGCAATCGTCCGTATTTCCCTGCTGATAGGGGATATTGTTCGTTTCACGGACAATCACGGCAGGAAAGACTGCTTCCTTTTCGTCATAACCGGCAGTAATGTTTGCATCAGGGAACTGTGAGTGCAGTGCATCATAAACCGTATTGAACACAAGACTTTCAACATCAATCACAGTTTAATCACCTCACTCGCAATTCTTGCCCCGTCAGACATGATGTAGGATTTGGCTGCCAACAATCCATGCCCTGGGTTAATCAACCGATAACCCTTCCCATCGTGATACCAAAATCCGTACTTCACATACTGCTGATGACCATACTCGGATTCAGAGAACGATCCTGCGTACACCGGAGTGTTAGGGGCATTCTCAAACCCTGAAGCAGGGTCTGTGCTGTCACCGGCTCCGAACTCAGCAATCAGATTCTCCATACCAATGGAGATAATCTTGCTTGTGTGGTCATCCACTAAAAGCCCTGCGGCAGTAGCGTTTGTTCCGTACTCGGAATTAACAGTATCGTAGTTTGCCCTTGCAATCTCAGCACCGTCTGTTGCAAGAATCTCAAGAGTGTCCTGTATCCCCAACATGAGATTGATCATCGCACTCTGAAGGTCTGCAATAGCAGTATTGATACTGTCATTGGACAACTTCAGGTTGATTGTCATGACACATCCACTTCTTTCAGGTAGAAGATCAGATGATTCAGACTCTTCGCTTTACGGACTACCTTGAAATTGTGGGGGACAGGCACTTCCTGCTCTTCCGTTGTTGTTTGACCGTTGACTGTTTTTGTTACTGTTACAGTTCGTGTCGGAAGAATCCCATACCATACCTTGCTTTCCTCATTCATCGTACAGGTCATGTCTTCTGTTACAGCCTTATGAGTGTAAGCAGTGGTAATGCCATAGGGATCGAGGGTTACCATACCCTGTGAACCAAGGTTGTTCGCACCGGAAGAGATTGCCATTGACATCCGTGCTTTCACAGGATTGCCATAGGTCTGCGTTTTCTCGCCCGTCTTAAGTCCGTTATTGTCGGTAACGTAGGTTTCAGACTGCCTGTTCGCATACCATATGTCCTGTTTATTCCTTGCAAGCACTCTCATTGTTACCCACCCACTTTCACAAATGGGGTTAACCGTTGCAGGATATCGACATCGTCTACGGAAGCGTAATTACGGTTTACTCCGTTCTCCTCATGATTAATCTCGCCCTGTCCTCCTCTGCGGAGGAAATATCTTGCTGCCAATTCACACTGAAGTGTATCGTATCTCACAGGCAGATCGAATGAATCTTTTGCGGAATCAAACGGATACAGCCTTTCAAGCATTGCGTTACAGGCGAGAGCAAGGTAAACCGCCACAACCTCGTCTGTTGCTTCGGCATCAGACTCAACAAGAGTTTTTACCATTGCGATTTTTTCAGCCTGAGTCATGACGGTTTCCCCCTTACTTGCTTGACTTCCGTCTGCCTACCGGCTTTTTTACCGGCTCAGCTTCAGCTTTCGTTTCAACGGGTTTTTCTTCCCGTTTCGGTTCAGCAGGATTCTTCTTCTGCTGTTCCAACCATGTGTGATGCATCAGCATACCCATGTTTTTACCCCCATTAAGCGGTAGTCAGTTTGATCGCACCGGCTGCATTGTACAGGTAGGTCACATAGTGCTTGGTAGCGGTGTACACATTCACCCGGCGGAGGATATCCCTATCCGC